TCAAAAGTTTGCCCAGGATTCGACTGATAAAGAACCTGTAGCTACAAAGCAACCCGTCCAAAATGTAGCTGGGGTAAGTCGAAGACAAGGAGGACGCAAGTCTGTGAAACTCACCAAGTCACAGGTAGTAATCGCTAAGAAATTAGGGGTGCCACTAGAGGAATACGCAAAATTCGTGAAGGGAGGAAACTAATGGAAAAGATAAGAACTTCACGCGAGTCCGATACTCGGAAAAAAGCCGAGAGAAAACTAGATTGGGCTCCATCATCCAGTTTGGATGCGCCACCTGCACCGAAAGGTTTTGCACATAGATGGATAAGAACATCAGTGCAAGGTTTCGAAGATACGTCTAACGTATCTAGAAAACTAAGAGAGGGTTGGGAATTTGTTAGAGCCGACACAGTTATAGCTGAGTTAGGCAAAAATGATTATCCAACAATTTCTGAAGGTAAACATCAGGGGTTAATCGGAATTGGAGGCCTTGTGTTGGGGAGAATCCCTTTAGAGGTTTTGCAAGCGCGAGAAGCCTATTTTAGAAAAATAACTCAAGATAGAGCTGACGCAATTGATCAAGATCTTATGAAGGAACAACATCCGGACATGCCAATCAATATTGAAAGGCAGTCCAAAGTGACCTTTGGTGGTAGTCGCAAGAAATAATTTTTTTGCAATTGCTATCGGGTCTTTAAGATAAAACGTTAAAATACAAAGGAAACTAAACTATGGCAAATGTACTAGAACAATTCGGTCTTAGACCGTACAGAAAACTAGACGGTACACCATTGGTTGGTGCCCAAAACAGATACACGATAGCTAGTAATATGGGACATGCAATTTATCAAGGCGACTTGGTGATTGTGACTACAGCTGGTAATATTGAGAAATACAATAATACCAACAACTCTGCTGGTTTATCGACAGCTGCAGTGGGCGTTTTTAACGGTGTGTTTTATACAGATCCAACTACTCAAAAGCCAACTTACTTGAACTACTACCCAGGTAGTGTTGTTGCAAGTGACATCACGGCTTTTGTTGTGGATGACCCAGACGCGGTCTTCTTGGCAAACGCTGATGAAGCTTTTACAAGAGCAGATCTTTTTAGAAACTACGCTGTTACGAACACAACAGGTGTAACACAAACAGGTATATCTAAGGCTCAATTAGATGTGAGTAACTCAGGAACTACAGTATCATTCGTGCTTCAAGCAATTGATATTTGTCAGGACCCTGATAACTCGGATACCGCAACGAGCAACGCTAATATATTGGTAAGAATTAATCATCACCAATACAGAAGCAGAACAGGCATATAGGAGTATAAAATTATGGCAATATCACGTTCGCAACTAGTAAAAGAACTAGAGCCAGGATTGAATGCACTATTCGGCCTGGAATACAAAAGGTATGAAAATCAGCATGCTGAAATTTATGCCACAGAAACATCTGACAGAGCTTTTGAAGAAGAAGTAATGTTGGCTGGATTCGCTGGAGCACCAGTTAAGCAAGAAGGTGCTGGCGTAGTGTTTGATCAAGCAAATGAAACTTTCACTGCTAGATACAATCACGAAACAGTCGCATTAGCTTTCGCTATTACTGAAGAAGCAATCGAAGATAACCTTTACGATAGACTTGCTGCTAGATACACTAGAGCACTAGCAAGATCTATGGCTAACACGAAGCAAGTGAAAGCTGCAAACGTATTGAACAACGCACAAGTTACAACAGTAACTGGTGGAGATGGCGAATCTTTAATTGGAAACGCACACCCATTAGCAACTGGCGGAACTTTTTCAAACGTTTTAAGCACTGCTGCTGACCTTAACGAAACATCTTTGGAACAGTCTTTAATAGACATCCAATCTTTCGTTGATGAAAGAGGCTTAAAAATCGCTGCTCAAGGTGTAAAAATGATAATTCCAAAAGAATTACAATTTACAGCTGACAGATTGATGAAGTCTCCTCAAAGAACAGGAACAGCAGATAACGACATCAACGCTATTGTTTCAATGGGAATGGTTCCTCAAGGTTACAGAGTTAATAACTTTTTAACTGACAGTGACTCATTCTTCTTATTGACTGATGTACCTAACGGCATGAAAATGTTTGTTAGATCACCAATCAAAACAGCAATGGAAGGTGACTTCGATACTGGAAACGTTAGATTTAAAGCTAGAGAAAGATACTCATTTGGATGGAGTGATCCAAGAGCTATCTTTGGTAATGGTAAATTACCAACAGCTTAATACTAATTAACAGTATTACATATTTAAGGGGCGGTGTTCACATCGCCCCTTTTTTTATGTATAATGAAAACAACCTAGATTAATTAAATAATCTGCAGACTGGCTAGGCAGACGCTATAGAGACTGCAGGTGTAAACTATAGGAGAAATAAATTATGGCAAACACTACTTTTTCAGGACCGGTACGATCGGAAAATGGTTTTATCGGGGGAAGTAAAAATAGTTCTACAGGAGTATTTACTAATAATTTTGAAATAAATTCATCTGGTCAATACGTTGGAACACAATTACAAGGTCAAGCCGTTGTAGCAACCGCTAAAGTTAATGCAACTGCTGGAACGAACGAAGTTACTTTTGCACAGCCTGCAAGATCAATCATCACAAGTATTCAACTTGTATGTACATCTTCACCGACTGTTGCAACAGGTGACATTGGATATAAAGTTGGTACTGCTACTGGTGGTGTTCAATTAGTGGCTGCGGACACTGATGGACTACTAGATGGTGGAACAACTATTGTTGAAGGTGCTCATTATAACTTTACTCTAGTTGATACGACTGTTGGTACAACAGCACCTCTGTCTCCAAGAGTAAATACTTCAATTACTGCAACTAGAGATATATTTTTACAGATTACTAATACTACAACTGCATCTGCTCAAGGATTATTCACTTGGGTTGTTGCATATAAAATATATGGTTAATTAAATAATTAGTGACTCCTACGGGAGTCACTTTTTAAATTAGGAGAAAATATGTCAAGTACAAGTATACAGGCGAAAATGTTTAAAGCTGTCTCAGCAAGCGCAACAGCTATTGCTGCTGTGCAATCTCCATCAGGTTCAGGAAATATGACCTTGACTGGATCTGCTGTGAATGACGGCTCAAACATGTCAACGACTGTTACACTAACCTCTGCTAACAATAATGCTTCTGTTTCTTTCACAATTACAGGGACTGACGCAAATGGTGATGCTGTTTCTGAAACAATTGGAACTGGTCCGAACGCTCAAACGCTAACGGGTTCAACAAAGTTTCTAACAGTGACTCAAATCAGTCACTCAGCAACTATTTCAGCAGTTTCTGCTGGATTTACAGCAACAACTGATACTACTGGTATCGTATTTGCTGGAGCAACAAGAGTTAGAGGAATGCATGGAGTATCAAAAGCTTCAACTGCTGGTCATATGATCATTAGAAACGGATCTCAAACAGGAGGAAAAAGATTACAACTAGACGCTCCCGCGTCAGCTGGTATGATGGATCCTTATATTCCTGATGAAGGTATTCGTTATCCTGATGGTGCATATATCGACATCAGTAGTGGCTTCGATAGTGTAACGGTTTTCTATGATGGAAGTTACTAGTTATATACTAGGACTTTTAAAATTTAAACGTGGAGGCATAACATCGCCTCCACGAAGTAACAACGTAGAAGGAGATAAAATGTTAGAAAAAATTAAACAAAAGATTTTATGGGTATTCAGAACTATTTGGAACAAAATAAAAGCTGTTTGGAACAAATATGTTGCTTGGGTATGTTCAGGCTTTAATAAGTAATTTATGGCCCTAAAAATATCAGAATCAGCAGCCGTGCAAATGCCTATGAAGACGGTTGCCTCATTGATCGTGATGGTTGCAATGGGTGTGTTCGCATACACAGAGATTACAGGTAGGCTCACGAGCTTAGAGACACAAAGTAAATTAACATCAAAAGATTTAGATGCTGCTAATGAATTTATTATAGGTGTACCAAAAGGTAAAATGGTTTCACCTCAGATACAGGAGCTTTTCATGTTGGTGGAGGATCTTTATAAATCCGTAGAGAAAATTGAGATAAGAATTGAAGATATGATGCACAACAAAGTTAATATAGAATTTGTACAAAAACAAACTGAAAAACTATTAAGTGATGTAGAGAAATTAAAAGATAAGGTAAGAGCTAATGGAAAGAATTACTAGAAAAGTGTTACAATATATGTCTGATAAAGAGAAACAATCTAAACAGATGCATTGTATTAAACATATGAAAAAAGAAGTAAATATTGGGGCAACGGGTACCCATAAATATAGAATTAAACGTGGGCCCAACAAAGGTATTGTGGTATAATGGGAGCTAGGGAGTAAAATTTTTATGGAGATTGTGGTAGCACTTTTAATGTTTGTAGATCACGAGATCAAGGAACACAGAATTCAGCCTTCAATGAGCGTGTGTTTAAAAGGGAAGCGTGAGGCTTCTCGTCAGATTAATGATAACATAGAATACAAATGCATTAAAACTAAAGCAGAACTAGAAGACAATATTGATGGGACTAAATCTATTAAGAAAATTATTTTAGAATAATGAAATTTTCTTATGAGCTATCTAAACGCAAACATACCAGTTACATATGCACAAATTAGGAGAGAATATTTATATGACCTTAAAAAACATCACGGAGAAGTTGAAGACTGTATTATTTTTGGTATTACGTCTATTACGGGACGTTCCTTACTTTTTCATTGTATTATGGAAAATGGAGCTGTCTACTATCGTTTACCAATATCTGCATTCATTCAAAGAGGCTTTAAACCAGAAGATGTTCCTAAACGTAGGCTTGATGAGTTGGTTTTATGGAACTGTTTTAGTTACTATCCTGCTGTTACTTCTTGGGACATTCTAGACGGTCAAGCAGGAAAATATTTTGGTAAAGATAAAAAAACTCATGCAGGAGCTTATCTTTTTACTGTTGACTGGGCGCATCCAGAGAGTAATATTATAGATACAGATCATTCTGAAATACCACACGAACATAAATGTGCGCATATATTGGCTTTAGATGATGGTAATTATGCAGCACAACCAAACAACAGGTTGATTTGGGACATTCCATCCT